GGAGAAATCCGTAACATGCTAAAAAGCGGAAAATTACGCTTCGAGATTGAAATGGAAATTTTACAGCGCGGTTACGATCGTTTTGAAAAAATAAGTTTTGATATTTTGAACGAAATTGAAGAACATTTTCACGTAGAAAAAACACTATATTTTTTTACCAAATGTAAAAACAACTTTCGAAAAGAAATCGATCCACAATACAAAGCAAATCGTAAAAAGCCAAATCGTTGGATTTCTGAATTACGTGATTATTTGATTGAATATTGGAATAACTCATTCGCACACGACGAATACGAAGCGGACGACCTTATTTTTTATAACGCTCAACTGTTAAACGTCAACGATTATATTATTTGTTCAATTGACAAAGATTTAAAACAAATCGAGGGTTTACACTACGATTATTACCAGCTCAAAAGATACGACGAAAACGGCGAAGAGTTTAAGATCCGCAAAGGGTTTAAAAACATGACAAAAACCGACTGCGAAAATTTACTTTGTGAACTGTTTTTAGTTGGGGATGCGTGCGATAATATAAAAGGAGTAAAAGGAATCGGAGAAGTAAAAGCAAAAAAAATTATTTACTCAAAAAATTCAACTTACGGAAAATTTAGGGCGATTTGCGAAGCCTATAAAAATGAATCTGAATTTTGGAAGGAAAAATTACGAATGAATTATAAATTATTAAAATTTCAATAAATGGAACCAAAAGAGAAAGCAAAAGAATTATTGGATAAATATTATATTATTTGTCAAGAATTTACGGAAGAAATACAATGCAGCATTCAGGCTAAACAATGCGCATTGATTACAGTGGATGAAATAATGAAAGCGCCACACGAAAATTCATACGTGGAATTAATACCAACGGATGCTGAAAATACGGATTGGTTTTGGAATAAATTTGATGAATATTGGAACGAAGTAAAAAACGAAATTGAAAAGTTATGAATCCGGAAGTAAACGAAGAGATCAAAGAATTAAAACACGAAATTAAAGAGTTAAAAAGCGTTTTAATGCACATTATAGAACAAATGGATAACGGCACGCCATTACATAGTAATTCGACTATAATTAAAATTTGCCGTGCTGAATTAGGAATCAAAAACAAATAATAAAATAAAAATGAGAAAAGAGGTAAAAAATGTAGAAATACAACAAACGGAAAACGGTTATATTTTGCGAACAGGTTTGTTTTGTACAAACGAAAAACGAGATGAATACGTTTTCCAATCATTCACGGAATTAGTTAATTTTTTAAACCAGCATTTCACGTTCAGAAATGAAAATATTTACATGGACTTAAATAATCAATATACAATAACTTTAAAATAAATACAATGGAAAACAAATTCGACAATTCGGGAGCCTTATTCACGAATGAAAAAAAAATCAAAGACACGCACCCGGATTTAAACGGTAAAATTACGATCAATGGACGTGAGTTTTATTTGAGCGCATGGAAAAAACAAAGCAAAGAGGGAAAAAACTTTTTGAGCTTATCAATTAAATCTGTTGACGAGCAACCACAAAAACCCGAAGTACCTACAAAATCAGTTTTGGACGATTTTTTAAATGATTTTTAAAATGAAAGCGACAAAAATAATTGCAAATAGCGATCAAATTACACGCGAAACGCTTCAAAAGTATCTGAGTAAAACAGGAATAACATTAAACGCGTTTTGTTTGGATGCTAAATTACACCAAAGTAACATTCACACGTTTTTAAACGGTAAATCACTTACAAGTAAAACAATTCAACGCGTGGCAAAGTATTTACACGAAAAAGGAATGTAATAACTGAGGTTCGGCAAAACCTACCCCCGTATCAAATCAAAAACTTAGGAATTTTTTACACGAGTACGGGGGTTTATATTCGGCTCTGGTAAGCCAACCCCCTATCACTCGCACCTGAGAGCGTTGTCATAGGGGGTTTATATTGAGCGGTCATAAACCTAAAAATGCAAAACGTAAAAAATTCTGCTTTTTTTTTGTCAAAGTATTGTTTATTAAAATAATTATATTAATTTTGAAGATAATTAAAAACAAAGGAAATGAAAGCAACAGCAAAAACAACGATTAAAACCTCAGAAGGATTTAGAATTTATGCAGGTGAAGAGGTTATAATTTTACGCGCATTGAGCCCCGTTGAAAGCGTTAAATTGTTCGAAATTAGATCATGTAATGGATCTTTCAAAACTACTGAAGGTTTAGTAAACAAATTTTTTAATATATAAAATCAAAGCAAAATGAAAAAGGAACTAAAAACAATTGAATTCATAGGCAAAAATTTTAAAATTGTGAATTTGGAATTTAACGGTAAAGACGTTTATTTTGATATTCGATTTGGAACACGCGATACAATGTACATGTCAGGAGATATTTTTTTCAATTTATGCGGTGGTCAAATAGAAAGTTCAGATCTTGAATTACATCCATTTGATTGGGAATACAGAAACACCACAGGATTTTTAAACAAAAGAAATACGAAACTAATTTGTGACGCAATCGAAGCAATTGCAATGCAGGATCCTGAATCATGCGGGTTTGATTGGGAGGAGTATTTTGACGGTCAAGAATGTTTTAACGAAAATTTACGCGAAGATCTAAAAATGGAATCATGCGCGAATTAATAATCATTAATATAATTTTATACGTAGCGATTGCGGTTTATATCTTAGAAATAAACCGCAAGAATCGCGATAATTGAATAATTAAACTAAATTTGACACATGAAAAAACTAAAAGTAATTACAGGATTTTTAATACTACCTTTATTTATAGGCTTATTTTGGTTAGATAGGTTCGTTTTAACGATTTGTTGGTGGCTAACTGCAAAACCTATTCAAAAATGGATCCACACCGAACAGGACGTAATTAATAGCTTAATCCGGGTAATCGTTGCATTGTCAATTTATGGACTGTTTGAATTGATATTTTAAAAAACGTAAATTTGTACGTTAAACACCGAAAAAACACCGAAATGGCAAAAGAAGACAATTTAAAACCAGCTTGGGACAAAGGTCAAACAGGAAATCCAAACGGACGCCCAAAAGGAGCGCGAAATCGAAGTACAATTTTAAAAGAATTACTTGATTTAAACGATCAAGAATTAAAAATGCATCAGGCACAAATTGACAAAGCAATTCAACTAAAAGATACGAACGCCTATAAAGCCGTTTTAGATAGCGCATACGGCGCACCCGTTCAACAAATAGAACAAACGCAAACAAATGTCGATTTGAGCGAATTAACAACCGATGAGATAAAAGACTTATTAAAAGGTGAATGATAAAATCGAAGCGTTAAAAAAGGAACTGAAACACGAACTTTGCAGGCGTGAATTTTGGGAATTTTGCCTATTTTACAATTTAGATTTTTTTTCAAAACGTGAGTTTCTTCATGAAATTGCAATCGGATTTCAACAAATCGAAGAAAAAAAAATAAATTCTTTGAGCGTTTCAATGCCGCCACGAGCAGGTAAAAGTTATATTACCTCACTTTTTTGCGCGTGGGTAATTGGTCGCAACCCAACGGAATCAGTAATGCGTAACACGTGTACGGCAACCTTATATTTGAAATTCAGTTACGACGTTCGAACGATTGTAAAATCCGATAAATTCAAACAGGTATTTAATAACGTTCATTTGAGTGATGACAAAGCGAATTTACAGGGTTGGAACACGAACCACAGTAAACAAGTTGGATATTTTGGCGCGGGCGTTGGCGGTACTATAATTGGATTTGGAGCGACTAAAATAGGCGTTACCGATGACCTTTACAGAAATTTGGAGGATGCGCTAAGTGACACCGTAAACGATCGAATAATTCAATGGAAAGAGGCTACGCATGATTCACGTTTCGAAAGCGGTTGCGCTCGAATTGATATTGGCACGCGTTGGAGTATAAACGACGTGATAGGTAGAAATATTCAACAAAAAATATACGATAAATCAATTATAGTTTCGGCATTAAATGAGAATAACGAATCATTTTGTAGTGATGTAATGACTACCGAGGAATATTTAACGAAAAAAAAGCGCACGGATCCGAGTATTTGGGCCGCTGAATACCAACAGGAACCCGTTGACATTAAAGGGCGTTTATTCAGTGACCTGAAATTTATATCTACAACCGATTTAAACAGCATAAAAGACAAAATCGAGGGTTGTATTGGTTATATTGATGTAGCGGATCAAGGCGCGGATTATACGGCAATGGCGATTCTCGCAGTTATAAACAAAGATTTCTATTTAGTGGATTACGTATTTAATAAATCAAATACCGATGTTACGCTTCCGTTAATTGTGGCAAAATTAAACGAGTGGAAAGTAACTTATTGCCGGGTTGAATCCAATTCGATGGGTGCGATGTTTGCGCGCCAAATCCAAAAAGAGGTTAAAACAAAAATTTTACAGGTTCACAATTCAACCAATAAACAAACGCGAATCCTCATGAATAGCGTTTTTATTCAACAACGAATTAATTTTTTGAAATCCGGAACGCCTGAAAGCGAATTATTTATAGATAACGTAATGAGTTATTCCAAAGAGGGCAAAAACAAAAACGACGACGCGCCAGATTGTTTGGCTGGTTTATCAATATTCGCACAGTCGATGTTCAAACACCTTATATAAAAAAAATTAACTTACAAGTGAATTCCTAAATATTTTCGACTAATTTTGTCAAAAACTATTTAATGGCGTTCGATTTTATTACAGCCTTTACAGATAATTTATTCAATCGCGATCGATATTCGAATATTGTACGTAATTTATTGCCGCCAACGGCTCAAGTTTGGGGAAAAAAAGAGGCGGTTTGGTTAGATACGGGCGACGCGTGGCGCTTGTTTGTTGACATTCCAGAATTACGCATGGTAATAAATAAACGCGCTTCAATGATGAGTGGAAACGAGCCTAAATTATACGATAAAGACGGGAATTTAGTCGAGAATCATTGGTTAAATGATCTAATTACGCAGCCTAACGCCGTTCAAAGTTGGTCGGATATCGTTTATTCAATGAGCGTTCAGGATGCTTTATATTCAAACGTTGTAGCATATTGTCCTAAACGATCGTTTGACATTCGAAATTTAATGGTAGTATTACCAAATAATAAAATCCGAATCAATTTAAGCGGTAAAAAATTGAAGCAAATGGATAAGGAAAACCTTATCGAATCATTCAAGTTCAAATACGACGACGGCGAAACCGAAACGATTACTTGGGAGGAGGCAATTTATTTGACCACAGCGGACGGAATGAATATCGTTAAACCGATTTCAAGAATTGATTCGCTTCGATTTCCTTTGTCAAATATTCAGGCTCAGTACAACAAAAGAAACGTTTTACTCGAAAATTTAGGTGCGATTGGTATTTTATCCGCTCAAAATTCAGATATGGGTGGAGCGATTCCAATGACACCGGAAGAGCGTGAAAGAATTCAAAGAGATTGGTATCGACGTCAAAAGGACGAAATAATGATTACCGAATCAAATTTGCAGTGGAATCCGATGAGTTATCCAACGCGCGATTTGATGTTATACGAGGAACTTACAGCGGATGTAATTGCAATTATTGACACGTTCGGAATGAATTATAATCTTTTTTCAAGCGATAAAGGATCGACATTTTCAAACGTTCGCGATAGCTTAAAAATGGTTTATCAAGATACTATAATACCGGAAACACAAGCGATGTATGATTCAATTATGCACCAATTTGGATTAAGTCAACAAGGGTATTATTTAGAGGCGTGTTTTGATCACGTACCTGTTTTACAGGAGGACGAGATGCAGAAATCACAAGCGCAAAAAATAGAAGTCGATAGCTATTCAATTCTATTAAAAGACGGTATTATTACACCGGAACAATATGCAAATGAATTCGACATTGAAATACAACCAATTGACAAAACTCAAAGCCAACAGGCGGCGCTCGCACAGGCACAAACAAACCTAAAAGGCACTGTAGGAGGTTTGGACGGAATAATCGCTTTAAATACGGCTGTTTCAACCGGGCAAATGGATAGACAAACCGCAGTAAATACATTGATTAATTACTACGGATACGACGCAGTAACGGCAAATAGCATGATTACGCAACCAAAAGAAGTTATAAC